GTATAAACTTATTGAACAAATCAGACCCACTTATTGTGTTTTCGAAAATGTTTATGGACACATCTCATTGGGACTTGACGAGGTATTGTTTGCAATGGAAAGCATCAACTACCACACGAGGACATTTGTACTTCCGTCTAGTGCAATCGGAGCAAGACACAAACGAGAAAGGTTGTGGATCATCTGTAGAAACTTGGGCGACCCCGACAACTATGGATTCCCTACCACCGAGAAGTGCAGAGGCGACCAAGAAGATGCAAGAGGGACACCGAAAGGGACGGAAGAGACCGAGCAACTTGAGGGAACAAGTCGATCCGAAGACAATGGAGATGTATCCGACCCCTACGACCAAGGGTTTTGGACACGCCTCGGAGGGACAGACAATGATCTTCAGAAAGAAAGTGGAGAGAGGGGAACTAACGGAAGCAGAAGCACAAGCCATGATGAACGGAGTGACCTTAAGACCACCACGAATGGAAGAGTGGAAGTTTCCAACACCGAACTCGGGATTGAAGAAGCACAGTTACAACGGAAACAATCAGTATTACGAGAAGAGACTGAAGGACGGCAGACAGATCGACCTAGCTCACAAAATCTATCAGATCGAGGGAGATGCAAGACTGAACTGCGATTGGACAGAGTGGCTAATGGGGTATCCTATTGGTTGGACGAGCCTCGAGGAGTCCCAAGAATAATTGTAGATCAGAAAGATCGTGCAAACAGACTCAAAGCATTAGGAAATGCAATCGTTCCACAAAATGCAATGTTGATTGGATTAGCAATTAAGAAGGAGATTGAAAATGGAACTAAATGAATATCAAAAAGGTTGGCGATATCTTGTTTGGGTTGGTGGTGTTGATGATGCTTTTGTCCACTACCAAGATGCTTTGGATAGTTACAATAGTTGGACTAAACAAGGTTATGATGATGTCATTTTATCTAAATTAAAAGAAGATGATACAGAAGAGATTATCATAAATGCAAACTATCAAGAACCAAGAGGTTGACATTTCTGTGTTTTCTAATCTATCTTTGAGATGCACGGAGCAATATCGGGAATTGCTATTTGCCCAGGTCGGAGAGAGACCTCGCCTTTTCACTCTCTTCGACCACTTTATATTCGCCTTCAAACGCAGAGGGGTAATTCTTTCTTATTTCTGCGAGACGACCAACAATTTCTTCACGAGAGAGTTTGTCTAGGTTATGCGTTACGTTAGTTTCCCTACGATCAATAGCAAGACCACCGAGTGCAGACCTTATTTTTTCTGCGTTCACGGCTGCCGAAAACTGACCAGATTCTTCTGCACCTTTCGAGAGATCTGCAAACCTTTTCATCTGACCCATCAGAGACACTCCGTATTTCCTTTCGTAATTTTCACGGAGTTCTTTGATGTGTTCAACTACAAGAGGAAAGTCTCTACCATTAAGGAGCAAACTCGCAGTCTTTCGGGCCTGACCTTCAGAGTAACCTGCTTGTCTAGCACATTCAGAATTAGAATTTGTTCCTTCTACAATAAGTTTAGCAAAAGTTTTCTGTCTATTAGTCAATGGCATGACCCCATAGTAGAGTTTCTCCCATATTTTATCAATAAAAAAAGGAAAAAAAATGACGCGGTCGGCTTTGA